GGGGTTGGGGAACCGGAAGCGAGGATTGCGGTAGCCATGTGTCCGTTGGACGGACTTCATCTTTCCGCTCTACTCGTACTGTGCGCTCTTCAGCCATTAGTATTCTCCTTGATGAGTTGTTTGGCGTACTGCTCCGGCGTTAAACCGAGCCTCTTAGCGAGAGAGACTTGGGTAGCAGTCAGTTGGATTCTGCGCGGTGTGGATGCACTGCTTCGCTTGGAAGGTGCCACAACCGAGGATGGGCGTTGAGGGGTCTGGCGCACTGGGGCCTCCTGCTCAAAGTGTTCGGGGAACCGAGTCCGAACGGCCTCGTCAATTGCATTGTAGTATTCTTCCGTATCCGGCTGAACACCTTCATCACGAATCAGTCGTTCGTGTACACCATAGGCCAATGCCGTCATTTCCTTGTTGCCTTTAGGGCCAAACCACGAATTGCGCTCGGACCATTTGAGAGCTTTCTCACTGGGTACCGGCGGGGTGAACTTGGGTTGCTGTGGTTGGGCGGCTTGGGCAGGAGCTTGGGCCGGGGCTTGCGGTTTGGGTCGTGACTGGAGCGTGCGTTCGTGCTTTTCAGCTTCACGGAATTCGGTTTGGGCCGTCAGGAGTTCTTCCTGAGCGGAGATAATCTTGTCGGTGTCGCCCTGTTCATAGGCTTCCCGGTACTTCGACTTTGCGGAGTCCAATTGGAGCTGGGCGCGGGTCTTGATTTGATGTACCAGTGCGCCTTCGCCGCGTTGAATCAGTTGTTCGTACTGCTGATTCTTGGTGGCGAGCTGTTGGGCATAGCTGATGGCTTCTTCGCGCATGCGTTCGGCGGCTTCCCGCTGACGCTCTGCTTCATGCTGTTGGTATTTCAGCTTACCGATACGCTTGCGTACCTTTTCGCTGTAGCCAGCCAGTTCGTCTTCATCGTGGTCATCTGCCGCTCCGCCAGCCCGGTCGGGCTTTTTGGGCAGGTCGTCAATAATGTCAACAACGACATCATTGTCTTCAGATTCCACTTTGTTTGCACCGGGGCGGTCCACGGGAGCCATCACGCCAAAAAATTTGTCTTCAGAGCTTGTCATACTTTCACCACAGAGCGCGGGTCTTCGACCGTTGCCTCCACACTGTCATCGTTGATTAAACGAAACTCCTTGCCATGCACCTTAAAGCGGGTTCCGCTGTAAGAGCGCATCACAATCCAGTCACCAATCTTGCAGTACGGGCCGCTCGGAAAGCGGGCTTCGGAAGCATAGGCATCCGGACCCATTTCGAGAACGAAACCTACGATACTGCCGACCTCTTCGTTTTGAACGGTTTGGCTGGACTTGATGATGCCGCCTTCGGTTTTTTCCTCTACATCCGGTAGTGCAATGAGAATCTTGTAACCTGTTGGCTTGGGAAGCTGACTTGCTGTTTTGGTGTCTTCTTCTGACATTTTTGCCTCGCACCGGAGAGTTAGCATGCCGGAGTCATGTTCGCACTGCGTTATGCAGTGAATTCGTTACTGCGTTTAATCATCTTGCAATCTTTTCTCAATGTCAAGTATTTCTCGCTCGGCAACCGCCAAACCTTCGATTTTCCCGCAACAATGGCGGTATTCCTCGATATTGGCGCAACCGCCACCGGCCATGTGGTCGGCAAGGGAGTTCATCTCCTCGCGGATACGCTTGCGAATGAAACCGGTCACAGAATCATTACTCATTCGTTATCTCCGCCACTTGGCACTTGACTACTAATATCTACTTGTTTGTTCCGAATGCGCAAGTCTTCTTGCTTGGCAAGCATGTCCATGCCTAAGCGCATACCCGCTTCTTTGGCCTTATTAGCGACTTGTTCGGCGGTGAGCGACTGTTGGCTCCGGCTTTTGGCGATTTCCACGCCCAAACGGGTGCCTTCCATGCGCTCTTGCGACTTGATGCGGTTTTCGTCCATGTTGGCCTTGAGCTTGGCTTTTTCGAGGTCGGCGTTGATTTTCGCCATCTCGCGCTGGTTTTTGTCCTGCATTTCCTGTTTCTTGAGTTCCAGCTTCTGGATTTCCAATTGCAGGATAGGGTCTTGGGACTCTTGCGCATTTTTCTGCGCCTGAGCTTCGGCTTGGTCTTTGCCCAGCAGTTGAGCGGCGGCGGGGCCAACCAGTTGCGACAGCCTGAACTCGACATCTTCGGGCAACGGCTCTTCCGGAGGCGGGAGCGGGACACCGAGCTGTTCTTCGATTTCTCTGCGGTACTGGAACGCCACATGCTCGGCGATATGGGCCTGCATTGCCGCAGACAACAGTTGGGCATTCGGGCTTTGAGATGCCAGTTGCTGAATCTTCGGGTCTTGAATGAAAGCCATGTGGGTCTGGATATGGGCTTCGTGGTCTTGGTAGATAAACGCCTTGACCGGCTTCTGGTTCAGGACATTCATGTTTTCCGATACCGGGTCGGTCGGCATGGTGTCTTTGAGCGGGATGACTTCATCGACATCGGCCAGACCCAGCGCATCCAGCATTTGACGGTGCAGGAGCGGGAGGTCGTAAATCTGGGGAGCGGCCTGCGCCAGTTGGAGCGCGGCTTGGTATTTCATAATCCGTTGCGCCATCGTACCGGCGTTCGGGTCGGACACGGGGATGACATCGATGTTATCGCTGAAATCCTCTCTGGTCATGTCCTGACCTTTGGTTTCATACGGATATTCGTTCGGGCCGTAGTCACGCACGATGTTGGAGATGAGCTTGAACTCTTTCTTCATCGAGGCGTGTAAACGGGCCTGAACTGCCGACATGACCTTCATCGAGCGTTCCAGCAGTGCCAGCGTGGTGCCTACCGGGGCTTCCGAGTTCATGTCGGAAATCTTCATGTCGGCCTGCGAGGCGAACCGGCGTCCTTCGTCAATCAAATTACCAAGTAATTGGTACAGGACGGTGGACGGTTCTTTGTACGGCAGGAAGCTGATGTTGTCGCGCAGTGTTCCGGAAGGGATGTCCACATCGCGGAACTCGCCCGGCATGATGGGCGTATCATCACCCTTGATGCGCAGGCCACGGGTTTTCAGTCCCCCCGGCAGGTTGGAAAGGGTACCTGCGTCCACCAGTTGGCGGAGGATGGAGGTGGCCGATTTCGCAAGGCCTCCAACCATATGGACCAAGCCAAAACCGTAAAAGCCGAAACCGGGAAGGTAAGTGTATTGTACGAAATGTTGACGGCGTTTTTTGAGTTCATCATCGGCATACCAGTTGCGGCGAATGGAAAGAATGGTACGGCTCGACATGTCGATGGTGATGACATACGGCAGACCGATACCGGTCGGCTCGCCATCGATTTCATCTTCAAAGCCGGGTAAATCATAATCGACCATCATCTCCAGCAGGACATGACGGGAATCGAGGTCATACGGCTTGGATTCGCCGTTGAGCCTGTCGTAAGTTTTCTGGATGTCGCTGATGTCCGGAACCGAGTCCGGAATTTCGACATCGCGGTAGAAACCGCTGACTTGCAGTTTACGCAGTTCGTTGTCGGTTTTCTTCATTACATGCGTGGCACGCTCGCATGTCAGCAAATCGGTTGTTCCGTAAGACACCACGAAGTCTTCGGCAGGCACGAAGATGGAAGCCGGGCGACCCAGACTCTCATCGTAGTACACCTTGCGGAAGGCGGAGCCTGCCAGCGGGAGCGAGAACAGCATGCGCTCGGTTTCAGCGCGGTATTCGCTCATGCGTTCGGTAATCAGGAAGTTCAGGTATTCTTTGACGCGCTCGGACTGTTTAATCCTGTCGCGGGTCACATCACCGACAATCTTGGTGACAACCGGGCCTTTTGCCGGGAAAATCTCTTGAATGGCCTGCGCCTGAAAGCGCACCACGGCTTCGGCCAGCATCGGGTGAAATACACCGCATGCGCCTTCCCACGGCTGGGTCCGGTCTTCAATCTTCAAGCCAAGCAGTTCAAGGCCTTTGACATAGGTTTCTTCCCAGTCTTTACGGGATTCCTTGTCCGACTTATAATCGGCCACCAACTCGTTGGCGATGTTCCCAAGCTCGGTATCGGATAAAAAATCGGCGAGGTTGGCGTCATGCTCTTCCCCGCCGGATTCATCTTCGGCTTCTTCGCCAAGTTGTATCATCACGCCACCATCGGGCATTTCGATAATAAGAGAGCCGTCTTCACCATCCGTGACCGGCATGTCGAATTCAACGGGTGTAGCACTCGATGTAACACCTGTGGTTGGTGTTAATGCGCGGTCAACTGGCACAGACTTTCTCCTTACGCTTGTTTTGAAACACTCGCTTACGCTTCGTAGCTTCCACTTGCTTACGCTTCGTGGAACTTGCCACCCTTGACTGCGGCACCCATGCCTTTGGCGGTTGCAACAGCGCCACCAACGGCATAGCAACCCATCTTGCCACCTTTAGCGTAACCAACCTTGCCACCTTTCATTTTTCGGACATCTTTGCCATCAAGAACTTTCTTGATGATGTTTTTGCTGTCTTTCGGGATTTCTTTCTTTTCAGATTTTGCGGTCTTGCCTTTCATCAGTAATACTCCTTTTTTCGGCGGTAAATGGGTTCATCCATTGCATCGGACTGTAAGGACACGAAACCGCCCCGTCTAAACCGCATGAGCGCCTGCGTGCTGGAGTCCACATAGTCATCATGCTCTCCGGAGGGGAAAGATGCAAACTCTTCAACCACTTCCTCGGCAAACCGCGTCTGTGGTATCCAGATTCTACCACTGCTGAACATATCTGCAACGGCGTTTACACGGGCTATTTTATCGTTGCCTCGTGACGGTGTGAAGTCCGTGACAGGG